GCTATATTGATGGAAGATCTATATCAGTATACAGAATAGGTGCACCGACAAAGAAGAACAAAGAAAAGTCTTCTCCTACGGAAACATACTTCTCCAAAATCATTGGTTCGGTAGCATTCGTATACGTAATAGAATTGTATCGGAGATCAACAGCATCATCATCAAAGGCAAATCCTGTATGATTGGCACGACGCGCATTCAAAAAACGATAACGTTCTTGAAATGGCACCTCGATTTCCAAAGCAGGGTTGATCCCGTCTGATGTCACTGCAGCACCTCCCATTGTACCTAAACATGATTCACGAAATATTTTTCGCCATTCATCTGAGGATCCAGTGAGAGATGTAGTAAAGAGTCGATAAGGACTCTCAGCTCCTGGTTCTCGAATAATGGTCTGGGATGAAGTTCCCAATCGACGATCTTTCGAGGCAGTTTGAATAACTTTCCATCTTATGCCACCACGCCAACCTTTAAAAGCTACAGAAAAGTAATTAAGGTAAGTTTGATGACAAAAGTTAAACAACTGTGTCCCCCCCGTCACAGGTGTGATAGCAGCTGGTGCATATCCCATGTGATGAGGAAAGGAACGGAAAATGTTGGTAATAAGCCTGTATCCGGCTGTACCATTTTCTATGGCTACTTCATGCTTGCAATATCTCTTCAATAAAGATCTAATGCTCACAATTGATTCTCCAAAGAATACATGATCCGTTGGGTCAGTCTTAGATAAATGGTCCATCATCACAATCTCAGAATTATCTTGCATAGGCTTGGAAGGCTCTGACGTGCTATCCTTGTCCATTTGTACAACTTCTTCTCCAGACTGTGGTTCAGGAAACCAATATGATCTATCTAGACCAACATGAGGGTTTCTAAATGTGATATCATCCCCGGCTGATACAAACACATTAATCCCAACCAATTTATCTTCAGCAGCAACGCTTGGTACTGTCATGTCATTAACAACATAAACATGCAACATACCGTTTGCGCGCTGTCCTGGTACAGTACCTAAAGCACTATTACCAAAACGCTGTGTACCCCAACTAATTGGATGTACATTTAAAAATGGTTCTGGGCAACCCCAACCAATCTCCACGGTAAAATCTTTCTCTTCAGCGATATCGACAATATGCGTGTAGTTGGTATTATATTCGTTAGAAGAAAATCCATATGGATCATAGACAATCTTCAGACGACCCTTATGATAGTTAGATGAAACAATTTGAAAACGATATTTCATTGTTCCTCTCCAACTCTCAAAAGGTAATGCTGCAAAACAGCAAGCTGGCATGTGATTTTCGGACACACCACCAAAAGTCTGATTCGCCCAAACAACAGGTGTTACTTCAATAGAAAATAATCCTGATTCGGGTGGATAGACAGTTGAATCGGGTGACCAATTAAAACTAGTCAGCCAAGTCTCCCTACAAGCAATTGAACAGAGCGTCATTTCATCCGTAGCTGCCAAACCGACAGTAGTAGGATCTATTGTCAACTCTTGTTTACAATCTAACGACAATTTAGTGGCTGAATCCGGCATATTTACATTTGCTAGATTGCCCATAATTGTTGGCTTGTAGGGTTCTATATCTGACAAAGTGTTCGGCCGGGAATAACCGAACATAGTAGCCATTCCATTGATAGCACTAGCTGCGATTTCCGTCGCTCGTGCATATTGTCCAATGTATGGAACCGTTGTCAGCTGACCCATAACACGCGCCACTATACTAGCTGGTCGTGAAATAGGTCCTTTACCATATTCATCTTCTCCAGATTGTGGAACAAGTCCACCAGGTTCTGTTGAAGTAGGAATAGATAAAGTGACATCTTCAGCCCAGATAAACACTGAAATACGTGCTATATCTGAAGCTCCATTCGCATGTTGCAAATTTTGCAAGGTTCTAATAGAAATTTCTGCCATCTCACGCCATTCCTGTCGAGGTATACTCAAATAGTTTTTGGGCCAGAAGAAAGGTAATATCATATCACCACCTGAAGATGTTG